AAGTTGTGGATTTAATGAAAAAGTACAATATGGGATATGGTTCTGTAAATCATACAAGAAGTAGATGTATGAATTGTGGTTTTGAAAACGCAGATTCAGAGTTAAAAGAATGTCCTAAATGTGGCAGCAATAGTATAAATATTATCCAAAGAATTACAGGTTATTTAGTTGGAACTACGGATAGCTGGAATAATGCAAAATTAGCTGAGTTAAAGGATAGAGTCACACATGGATAAAGACTATATTTATATTTTAGATATAAAACATGACACAATTGTTGATGGAGAAGGGTTTAGAACATCTATTTATTGTTCTGGATGTAATCATATGTGTAGAGGCTGCCACAATCCTCAATCTTGGGATATAAAAAATGGAACTTTAACTAAAGTATTAGATATTTATAAGGAAATCATTTCAAATAAATTTTCAGATGTAACATTTTCAGGAGGAGACCCACTTCTACAACTGCAAGGATTTGTTCATTTAGCTAAATTAATTAAAAAGAATACAAACAAAACAATATGGTGTTATACAGGTTTTAAGTTTGAGGAACTCATAACAGACAATGAAAAGCTAGAATTGTTAAAATTAATAGATGTTCTTGTGGATGGAAAATTTGAAGAAGATAAAAAATCTTTAGAGTTGATTTTTAAAGGTTCGTCAAATCAAAGGATAATTGATGTTCAAAAAACATTGTATGAAAAACAAATAGTATTATATGAATAAGAGAGGCTTAGCCCTCTCTTTGGAGGTAAATGTTATGACCAAAGAAGAATTTATTACTAAATTTCTTAAAGAGCAGCAGAGAAGAATAAAGGTTTTATATTATGAAGTTGAAAATTTCAAGATGGATAGAAGGTTTAATGAGAGGAAAAAGTCTAGGAGACATTAAAATGTTTCTTTTAATATAAGGAGGAAGTAGCTATATGTATTTTGAAACGGACATTATAAAAAATAAGAATACTGTAAATAAAATAATAAAATATTGTGGTGGAAATACTGAAAAATTGAAAGATTGGCTAAAAGAAATAGAAAATAAAAGTATCAGTAGTTTAGAAGAATTAAAAGAATATCCATTAAAAAGAAATTATAAATTTGTATTTTCCAAAGAAGAAGCTCCTAATTTAGATAAGCTTATAAAAATGAAACTAAGAGATAATTGTTTAGAAAAATGTGAGATTTGTAGTTTAGAAAATCTCTTAAGTATGCTAAATGATGAGATTTTAGATTTAAATAAAGAAGATATCTCTTATGAAGATAATATTGAATGGATTGAAAATTGTAAAGAAGAACTAATTAAATTAAAGGTAGGAAGTATTTGCATAGATTGGTAGAAAAATAAAGGAGTGATACTGTGAGATTTTGGTGTGAGAATTGTAATAAATACTTCAATGTAGAAGAAACATTACAAGAATACTATTATTTCTTAAATGAAGATGTAATAGTATGTCCTAGTTGCAAAAGAGATTTAATACCTATAGCTAGTAAAACGGAATTATCCTTAGGTTCTGATAGTGATACAAACCAATTAGCTTATGTTGAATATGATTGTGGTGATTATAGTTTACTTAGAAAGGTAAATGCAGATATTGAAGATGTAGTAAAACCCATAATACATTACATAAAAAGTTTAAATAAAAATAGTTTAGATTTAAATGGGATTACAGAATAGTGCGGAAAGCCCACTCCTTTAGGTGTGGGATGGATAGCACAAACAGTGTATAAAAAGTATTGACACATACACGTATAATGTTAATACTTTGTATTCTGCCCTAGATATAAAAGAAAAATATTTAATATAGAAGGTTTAGAAGATAGATTTAAAACATTAGTTAAAAATAAGTGTAAGGAAATGGATATCGAAATTGTTGCAATAGAATGCGATAAAGACCATACACATATGTTTTTAAATAGTCTTCCGACTCTAAATCCTTCTGATATAATGCAAAATATAAAAGGCTATACAAGTAAAATATTAAGAGAAGAATTTATTGAATTATCAAAAATGCCTAGTTTATGGACTAGAAGCTATTTTGTATCTACAGCAGGAAACGTATGTAGTGAAACTATTAAAAAATATGTGAAAAACCAGAAAACAAGATACTAGAAAGTGAGGTGAACACTATGTCAAATTATATATTAACATTGCAATTAAAAACAGAAAAGTTTCAAGAAGACATTATATGTAATGCTTTTGATAAGTATAGAAAAGTATATAATTCATGTTTATCAGAGCTATTTAAAAGATATAACCACATGATAGAATCTAAAGAACACCAAGCAAATTGTAAATATAAGGGTAAAGATAGAAATAAAATATTTAGTGAAATTAATAAGAAGTATAATTTAACAGAGTATTCACTTCATAAGTTTGTTAAATTTATTGGTAAATATTATAAACTACATTCTGCTATAACTCAGAAGATAGCTACAAGATGTTTTAATGCTTTTAATAAGTATATCTATCATCAAGCTAAACGAGTTAATTATATTAGATATAATGAATTAACATCAATAGAAGGGAAACAAAATTCAACTGGTATTAGTTATAAAGATGGTATTATTAAATTTAATAAGATGACTATTCCAGTAATAATAAAGAATAATGACAATTATGCTCAAAGAGCGATACAAGATAAAATAAAATATTGTAGAATACTTAAAAAAGAAATTAAGGGTAAAATTAAATGGTATGTACAATTAGTCTTAGAAGGAATTCCACCTAAAAAAACAACCAATCAAGGAAAAATAAAAGGACAAATTGGTTTAGGTAATGTAGGTATAGATATTGGAACTCAAACTATAGCTATATCTAGTAAATGTGATGTTAAGTTATTGGAGTTAGCTCCTAATGTTAATAATATAGATAGGCAAATAAAGTTAATTCAACGTAAAATGGATAGAAGTAAACGTGCAACTAATCTTAATAAATTCAATGATAATGGTACTATAAAACAAGGAAATAGAGATAAGTGGATATTTAGTAATCACTATCTTAAATTAAAAAGACTAAGAAAAGAGTTATATAGAAAACAAGCTGAAATAAGAAAACAAGACCACTATATATTAATTAACAAATTACTAAATTTAGGCAATAAGTTTTATGTTGAAACGATGAGTTATAAAAGACTTCAAACTAGAGTCAAGGATACTACTATTAATGAAAAAACTGGTAGAATTAATAAAAAGAAACGTTTTGGAAAATCATTAGCAAATAAAGCACCATCAATGTTTTTGACTATGTTAGACAATAAGTTAAAATATAATAATGAAAGATTATATAAGATAGATACTGCTAAATGTAGAGCCAGTCAATATAATCACTTTTCAGATGAGTACAATAAGAAGGAATTAAAAGATAGATGGAATAATGGTATGGACATTCAAAGAGATTGCTATTCTGCATTTTTAATAATGAATGTTAATGAAGATTTAAAATCAATCAACAGAGAATTGTGTGTTAAAACATATGATAACTTTAAAATATTACATGATAAAGAGATAAATAGATTAAAAAAATTAAAATTAAATGGTTATAAATTAATATCTAGTATGGGGATATAAAAACTATATAGGTTGAGAAACGAGCCTAATATTAATGTTAATGGTGTCAACAGATACTTTGTTAATAAAAGTCTTAGGGAATATGATTAGTGATAATATGTTGTAGGTTATGATTTATTATAACTGAGAGTATTGTAGAAATTCATGTAGTACCTAAGAACCCCACGCCTTTAGGCGTAGGAGTTTCAGAATAACAATGAATGGTAATATATAAGAATAAAAAGAAGGATATTATAAGAGATGAGTCGATGTATGATTATGGGATGTCTTTGTCATCTATTATGAAGGTTATCTTAAATCATCAAGAAGATATAGAAAAGTTAAAAGAAGAGGAGGTAGCAGAATTTATAAAAAATAAATTAGAAAATGAGCATGATTGTGATGAATTAAAAATAATAAGTGAGGTATTTAATGAAATATATTAAACATGTAGATAATGGAGTAATGAGAGCAATAGGTATTGATAATTATAAACCTTTATTAAACATCATAAAAGAAAAAGTGAATTTAGAATCTAATTAAAACAGTTTTAATTAGCGAGGTGATACATATGGGATTAGATTTAGGTTTTTATTCAGTAAAAACAAAAGTTACAGATTTAGATATTTATTTAAATAAAACAAGAGGTGAGAAATATAAGGAATTGAATAATGATGAAGAAGAGTTTTATAAGTTTGAAGAATTATTAGATATTGATATATCTTTAGAAGATTGGTCAGTTATTCGTATGATATATAAAGCCAAATGGGAAAAAGGTTATGAAAGTTATGAAGATGAAGCCATACTTATTACAAAGGAAGATTTGGAAGATTATATAATTCCTTTTCTTAAACAAAAAGATATAAATTCTAAGATATACAATAAGGATAAAGAGTATTATTATAAAAATGATAAAAAAGTAACAGTTGATGATAGGTATACACAGGAGTTTTGGGATTTAGTATTAAAAGAATTTCAAAAAATGTTAAACATAATTGATTTTGAAAAACATAGTTTAATTATTATGTATTGGTATTAAGATAATAATTTTAATTTATTTGGAGGTTTATAATAATGAAAAAAATGTACATAGCAATTAATTCAGACTTAAATATGAGTCCAGGCAAAGTTGGAGCACAAGTTGCACATGCAGTTTATGATTATTTGTATAACAAAATTTTAGACACTGTTTCTTGCTCTTATGAAACAGAAATAATAGCACATGAATTAATAGATTTAAAATGTGATTTAACGTCATTTAAGAATAATGGGGATACAATATGTATATTAAAAGCTAAAGAGGCACAATTATTAAAATTTAAAGAAAAAGGTTATTTAACTATAGTGGATAGAGGATTAACAGAAATTCCTAAAAATAGCATAACATGTGTTAACTTAGGAATATTTAATGAGGATGAAATACCATCTACAATTAAAAGATTGAGATTATATTAAGGAGAAAGACAATAAATGTATTCTAAAGGTGATGTAGTAAAAGTATGGTGTTATCAATGTGAAAGGATAGAATTTCAAGAATTTGTAGGATATTTTAATTCTTATTTTGATAATTATAAATTAAAGAAACGATGGAAATGCTCTAAGTGTGATGTCATCAATAATTTTTAAGAGTTTAATTAATGGAGGAATGAGTTATGAAAATAAAGAAAATAATTTTAGGATTAGATAACTTAGAGAATGTAGAGTTGGGTATTGGAGATGTAGGAGGTTTTTATTTAGATAATATACATGAAATTATTGGAGGATTTGCTTTGAGTTATATAGGTAAATGCAAGAAGGCAGATTATTTACATATACAAATACATAAACGTGTTGATGAAATTCAAAGATTGCATGATTATAAGGATATTACAAATGTAAAGATAGAATACGAAAACGGAAGTGTGGAGGATATATATGTACCTTATAAACAAGAAGGGGATTTCTTGGGTTTAGATAATCTTTATCAAACTTCTTTTATTAGTAAACGAGGTTATTTACATATAGTTATCTCTAAGGATAAAACAGTAGAAGAAGTCTTCAATGAAGAATTTGAGGATGATGAAGGGGTAGAATTTAGTTTTAATATGTATGGAATATAAAACTTAAAATGGAAGGAGATGAGCAAATATAATTAACTCTTTTAAGAAATTAATAAAGTCAAAATATATAAAAAATAACGAATCAATAAAACCATTAGAAAGAATTTTTGAATATGAAATAAGAATCAAAGAAAAAAGAACATATTTTAATTTAGAATTATTGATTTATGAAAAAAGAATTAAGATAATAAAAAAAATATTTTTAAAAGATATACTATGCCATTATCGAAGAGATATAGAACAACTCGTCATTTATGACCTGGATAAATATCTTAATATGACAGATAAAGAAATGGAGGAATATATTATAAATTTAATAAAAGATAAAATAAAAGAAGAGTATGGGGAGAATAGACTTCCTGAAATACTAATGGAAAAATTTATAAAACTCGAAAGAAAAGGTTCGGTGACTGTAGACGTACAGGATTTAATAGAGGGATAATAAATAACAAGTTAAAATACAGGTTTTAAAAGGAGAATAACAAATGGAAGTTCAAGGGAAATATAACAAAGCTAAAATATTTACAGAGAATGTAGATTCGATAACAATAGGACAAATAATAAATTTATGTAATCAAAAGGAATTTAAAGAATCCAGTATAAGAATTATGCCTGATTGTCATGCTGGTAAAGGATGTACAATAGGAACAACAATGACTATAAGTGATAAAGTAGTACCAAATCTGGTAGGGGTGGATATAGGTTGTGGAATGGCTACTATTCCATTAGAAAAATATATTAATAATATAAATTATACAAAATTAGATAAGATTATAAGAGATTATATTCCTCATGGATTTAAAATACATAATAAGTCAAGAGAAAAACTATTAAAGAATTTATTTAATATAGACATAAATAATCTTAGATGCGAGGTGAATAAAAATAGAGCATATATGTCGTTAGGAACTTTAGGTGGAGGCAATCACTTTATAGAAGTTGATAAAAGTGAAAAAGGTCAAATGTATCTTACTGTTCATACAGGTTCAAGAAATTTAGGAAAACAAATAGCTGATTATTACCAAGACAAAGCTATAAAATATTGTATTGAAAAATATAAAAAGTCATATGATGATGCAAAAGAGTTTTTAATATCTACTCTAAAAAAAGACAATAAAGAACATTTGATAAATAAATATTTGAAAGACCTTAGTGATAGAAAATTGAATAAGCCACATGATGATTTATGTTATTTAGAAAATGATTTAATGGAAGATTATTTACATGATATGAGTATAGCTCAAAAATACGCTGCTGCAAATAGAATGGTTATAATTGCGGATATATTGTTTAAATATAACAGCCTAGATGTAAATTATGACCATTTTATAAGAGATATTAAATGTGATGTTATAGAATGTATTCATAACTATATAGATATGGATAGTAAAATACTTAGAAAAGGAGCAATTTCTGCAAATAAAGATGAAACAGTAATAATTCCAGTAAACATGAGAGATGGGATTATATTAGGAAAAGGTAAAGGTAATTCTGAGTGGAATTATTCAGCACCACATGGAGCAGGAAGAATTTTATCAAGAGGAAAAGCTAAAGAAAAAATATCTTTAGATGAATTTGAAGAATCTATGAAAGAAATATTTACAACTTGTGTAGGTCAATCAACACTAGATGAAGCACCACAAGCATACAAACCTATAGAGGACATATTAAACAATATAGGAGATACTATTGAGATAATGGAGGTGTTAAAACCAGTTTATAATTTTAAAAGTAATTAAAATGAAAAATTTAATAGATGAATTTAGGAGGAAATACTAATGGGAATGTATACAGAATTTGTATGTGCGATTGAATTAAAAAAGGATACGCCAAAAGAAGTTATTAATATATTAAATAACATGATAGAAGGAGAAGATAGATATGATATTACACCACCTCACCCATTCTTTGAATGTCGTAGATGGAGATGGTTATTTATAATGGATAGTTATTCTTTCTCAGGTAGGAGCAATACGATGTTTGAGTATGACGATATAGCAAAAACATATTATTTAACTATTAGAAGTAACTTAAAAAATTATGATGATGAAATAAATAAATTTTTAAATTGGATAAAACCATATATACAAATACATTGTGAAGACGATGAATTTTTAGGATATAGTCGATATGAAGAATGTCGTAATCCAGAATTAATTTATTATAATGAAATACAATAAAATCTTAATTTTAAATGGAGGTACATATGAAATTTGAAGATAACATGATTAAATCTTTTAGAGAGGTTAGAGTTGGAGACATTATACTTGCAGGTAATAACAAGTATTTAATAATATCAATATTAAATTATTTTGGATATGTGAACTTAGATACTGGTGATTGTAGTTCTGGCTTTAGATCAATTGAAGAATTAATGAAACAATTCGATAAACAAACACGATTTATTCAAAATGATAGATTTAAATTAATACTAGATTAATATAACATAAAATTTTATTTTTATAAGAAAGGTAAATTGAATATGTGTAAGTTTTGTGAAAGTATAATTGATAATACAAAAGATATACTTTTAACCTCAAGAAGTAGATTATTAGAAGACAATACATGTGAAATTATAGCAGAAGATAATTGTAATAATTGTTATGATGGATGTTATGAATATTTCAAACTAAACGGATATAAAATCAGGGGAAATACATATGTTAATGTCGACTACTACAAAAAAATTAGAAAAATAATAATTGCTCCATGTTCAGAATCAGTACATATAAACTATTGTCCATATTGTGGTAAACAAGTTTCTAAAGATATAAAAGATTTTAATTGTATTCCTGAGCATATAGTAGATGTTAGATATAAAAATGGTGATGTATATGATTATGATATGGAAAAGTCTGTACAAGAAGTCATGGATAATGCAAATAATAATTAAATAAAATGATACTTTTAATAGGGGATAAATATGAATCTTTGGTCTAAAATTGAAGAACCAGTGATGAGAGCAGTAAGTGGAATAGTATTTAATATATGGGGAAATGTTTGTTTTTCCATATATTACATAGAAGAAAATAAACAAATAGAGTTAGAAATATATGATAGACCTTATAGATATGAAGGTAAAAAAAATAGTTGTTGAGAAGTTATTTGATTACAAGTTAATAAATGCAGATTATAAAGAAATACATGATATTGTTTCTATGATAGAAAGATTTTTACTAGAAAATTATTAAAAGGAGATATTTAAAATGAATAAAGGAATTAAAAACTATATAACAGCAGTGAATTACTTACTTGATAATTTAGAGTATATGATGGAGGATGACGAATTTAATAATGAAAAGTTACAGAAAAGAATTGATGTAATTAGAAAATTTGAAAGAGAATTATAAGATGGGAAAAATAAAAAATGGAGAAATAGATACTGAAGATTATAGGCTTTTTAAAAACATTCAAAAAGAAAAAGATAGAGTATATAGTAAGTACATTAATGAAGAATACATAATGGAAGAATTCATAAACTACTTAAGATTGGAAGATAAAGATTATACTACAGAAATATTAGAAAGATATGCACGATATATTGATGAAAATTTAGACAATCGTTGTCCATATTGTGTATATAATATTTGTAGTGAACATGATAATTGTTTTGATGGAATACTTGAAAATTTAAAAGAAAAAATTAAAATAAAATAAATATTTTAACAGGAGAAAAATAATTATGAAATTAATAAATGGGGATAGATGTAGTGGAAAAACTACTACATTAATAAAGTATGCTTATGAAAATAATGCACTTATATTATGTTATTCGTGTGGAAATTTGAACTATATAATTGAAAAAGCAAAGGAATTGAAACTAGATATAATTATACCAAGAGTATTTAAAACTTATATAGAGTCTAATCATAAAATAGAATATATGAAAACTATAAATGGAAATATTATCAACGATACTTCTAATATAAGATTAGTTATAGATGAAATAGATTGTTGTTTGGAATCTATTATTAGAGAAGGTATAGATTGCGTCACTGGAACAATTCAAATAGAAAATTTAAATAATCATATCTGATAAATTTGTTTATTACATATCAAAAAATTCTAAGTGTTCTTATTTACAATTCAATTAAAACTAAAGGAGTGAAATTATATTGAAAAAAATTTTATTAATAGGTGCATTAGGAACAATGTTAATAGGAATGTCTGGATGTACAGGAATACAAAGCTCAATGAAAGATGCTGAAAGTGATGTATCAGGTCTTAATAGAGTTGTAAATGTATATTCAGATAATGGCGAGGTATTAAAAACATATACAAGTAAAAGTATGAGAGTCAAAGATGGAGATGGTGGCACTATAACACTAGATTTTGATGGTAAGAGGGTGATTATATGTAATGCTCATGTAGTAATAGAAGAAAATCAATCTAACAAATAAAGGAGAACTAAATGTTTAAAGTCTTAAAAACAATTCTTATAATAATTTGGGTAGTAGATATTTTAAACTTCCCACAATTTCAATTCTTAGATACAACATATCCAATCAATACCTTAGCATGGTTGCTAATCTGGATTCTTATACCATCAAGTAGTATATATATTGATAAAAAAGAATAAAGAAGGGAGTATTAGTTTGATTTTAAATATTGGTGCAATTTTTAATTTATGGTGTATGTTAGCTAATTATTTATGGGGAAGTACTAGTGGAATGATACTTAATGGATTTTGTCTTATAGCATTACTATTATTGGATAATAACTTAGATTAAAAGTATTATTTTAAGGAGATTAAAAGATGAAAATAACAATATCAATTGAAGAAGCAATGGATATTATTAAACAGCACTATGAGAATAAAGGAATTGAAATCAAAGACTTAAGTTTTAATTTAGAAAAAACTGGAATGGTTAGAAATATTAAATTTAAGGGAGAAATAATACTTAAGTAGGAGATATTTATAGTTGCATCAGTAAATAAAATATTAGACAAATAGAGGTGATACTTATAAGTAGTACAAATAGAAGTAATGCTAGGGATTTTCATGTAAGTGATTATTATAGAACTCCAATTACTAAAATCAAAGAGTTTTTAACTGAGTTCAGTAGATATGAAAATATACTCAATCCAAATATAAAAATATTAGACCCATGTGCAGGTGGAGATAATACAAATCCAATGAGTTATCCAACTGCAATTCAAGAATTTTTAAATCAAGATATTTCAATAGATACAGTAGATATAAGAGATGATTCAAGGGCAAATATAAAGCAAGATTATTTAAAGTTTCAGCCCAAAGAAAAATACGATGTAATTATTACTAATCCTCCCTTTAATTTAAGCTTGGATATAATTAATAAAGCTTTAAATGATGTAAGAGAAGGTGGTTTCGTTATTATGCTGCTAAGATTAAATTATCTTGGAGGAAAAGTGAGACAAAGGCTGTGGGGAAATAATATGCCTAAATACATATTTGTTCACAATAGAAGAATGAGTTTTACAGATGATGGAAAGACAGATAGCATAGAATATGCTCATTTTGTATGGCAGAAGGGATATAATCCAAAATTTTCTCAGTTAAAAGTATTAATAAGTCAATGAAATAGAGGTGTAAAGTGAAAGTTAAATACGTTGTATTTGAATGGGAGATTACATCAAAAAATGATGGCCAAAAACATTTTATAAATTTTAGAGATTTAATTAAATTATATGGAGTGTCGTCAAGAGAATGTATAAGAGCAAAGGATTATTACGAGAGAGATGGTTTAGACCTTAAAGATATAAAATTTCTATATCCAAGGGATGATGGAAAATATAAACTATAAAATCATGGTTTTAAATGATTATAAAATGTCAGTTTTAAAGGGGGCTAATTATATATGGATATTAAGATAGATATGTGTTTATTAGAGATGGAAATAAATAGAAGAAGATGTGAGTATGCTGCCAGAACAGGAAGATATCCTAATTCTCTTATTTTGTGGGAAGGTTACTATAGCCTTCTTAATATCCAATATATAGAGGATAAAACAAGAGGATATATTACTAAATTTAATGGCATGGATGTTATAAAATGTAATGATTTTTTAAAAATAGAATTATTTGAAAAGAATATTAATAATTAAAATTTGTTTTTTAAGTTGAGGTGATGAGTTGAGATATAATAATTATCATAGTCATAAAATTTATTCAAATATAAGGTCGTTAGATGTAATTACTAAACCACAACAATATATAGATAGAGCAATAAAACTAGGTCAAAATACATATTTTACGACAGAACATGGATATCAAGGAAATGTATATGAGGCAAAAACTTTATGTGATGAATATAAATTAAAAATGATTATTGGAGCAGAATTTTACTATGTAAATGATATAAATGAGAAAGATAGAGGAAATTATCATTTAATAGTAATCGCTAAAAATAATGATGGTTACAAGCAAATAAATAAAGCTTTAAGTTTAGCTAATAAAAATGGATATTACTATAAACCAAGAATAGATGAAAAAATATTATTTGAGATATTTAAACCAGGGGATGTAGTTATTACTACTGCATGTGTAGCTGGAATATTAAAACTTGAGAATAGAGAAGAATTAATACTAAAACTAAAGAATTATTTTAAAAATAATTTCTTTCTTGAAGTACAATCTCATCCTCATAAAACTCAAGCTTTGCACAATAAGGATGTTTTAGAATTAAGCAACAAATATAATATAGATATAATACACGCCAATGACAGTCATTATATTTATCCAGAAGAATCAAAATATAGAACTAAATTTCTTAAAGCTAAAGGTATAAATTATCCTGAAGAAGACGGTTTTATTTTAGATTATCCAAATTCAGAGGATATATTTAAAAGATATGAAAAACAAAATGTATTAACAAAGCAAGAAGTTGAAAGAGCATTAAAAAATACTCTAATATTTGATGAGTGTGAAGAAATCACCTTAATAAATGATGATATAAAATTACCATCAATATCTAAAAATCCAAATAAAGAACTGAAAGAAATATTAAATAAAGAATGGTTAGAGAAAAGAAAAAATATACCTAAAAATAGATGGAATGAATACTTAGATGCTATAAGGTATGAATTTGATATTATAGAGAAAACTCATATGGAGGATTACTTTATTATAGATTATAAAATAGTTCAAAGAGCAAAACAAGAATATAATGGTCTTCTTACTAAAACAGGGAGAGGTTCAGCACCTTCATTTATAATAACTAATCTTTTAGGGCTTACTGAAATAGATAGATTAAATGCTCCGGTACCATTATTCCCTACTAGATTTATGAGTGTTGAAAGAATACTATCAGCAAAATCTTTGCCAGATATAGATTTAAATGCTGAAGATGCTGAACCATTTATACAAGCAACTAGAGATTTATTAGGAGAAGAAAATTGTGCATGGATGATAAGTTATAAGCCATTACAAGATGCTTCAGCTTTTAGGCTATGGTGTAAAGCAAATGATATGAAACTATCTGAGTATGATGAAGTAGCTAAAAACTTAGATAAATACACAAATGATGTTTTTTGGAAAGATGTAATAAAGGAATCAAAGGTATTTGTAGGAGTAGTAGAAAGTGTTTCTTTCTCACCATGCTCTATGCTTATATATGATAGACCAATTGATGAAGAAGTAGGATTATTAAAAACTAAGGATGGGGTATGTTGTAATATAGATGGATATTATTGTGATAAGTATAAATATTTAAAAAATGATTATTTAACAGTGAAAGTATGGTCATTAATAAGAAAAATTTGTGAATTAGCAAATATTAGTATTCCTACAATTGAAGAACTAAACATCTTATTAGATGCTAAAACCTATGACATATATAAGGACAAATTAACTTGCACTATAAATCAGGTAGATTCAGACTATGCTACAAACCTGGCATCTAAATACAAAATATCTAGTGTGGCGGAAACAAGTGCATTTGTAGCTAGTATCAGACCAGGATTTGCATCTTTATTAGACAATTTTATTAACAGAGAGTCATATACAACTAACGTTAAAGAACTAGATATATTATTAGAAGATAGTTATCATTATCTTATGTATCAAGAATCAATAATGAAATATTTAATATGGTTAGGAATAGAGGAATCTGAGAGTTATGATATTATAAATAAGATTAAAAAAAAGAGATTTAAGGAAAAAGAGTTGAAAGAATTGCATATCAAACTAAAAAATAACTGGATTAAAAAAGTCGGAACTGAAAATAATTTTGAAGATACATGGCAAGTTGTAAATGATGCTGCCTCATATTCCTTTAATGCTTCACATAGTCTTTCATATGCATATGACAGCTTATACTGTGCATACCTTAAGTCACATTATCCATTGGAATATTATACTGTAGCATTCAATTTATATAATGAAGATACAGAGAGAACAAGAAAATTAACAGATGAAATAGAGTATTTTAGTATTAAATTAGAAAATCCTAAATTTAGATTTTCAAAATCTGAATACTTCTTTAATAGAGACACAAATAGTATTTACAAGGGCATTGAATCTATTAAATTTTTAAATTCTGATATAGGAGAGTATCTATATTCTCTTAAAGATAATAAATATGATTCATTTTTAGAGCTATTAATAGATTTGCAGGGGCATATAAACTCTAAACAATTATCTATACTGATTAAGCTAGATTTCTTTGAGGAATTTGGAAAGTCCAACAAACTTTTAGAGACTTATGATATCTATAACTCAATCTATAGTAAAAAACAATTTAAAAGAGATAATTTACCATGCAATATAAATACCATGAGAAAATACTCTAATAAAGAAACAGAAAAAATATTTAAAGAAGTTGATACAAAAGAATTATGTTCTTATCTTGAAAGTCAAATTGAAAATACAGATATACCAACCAATGAAAAAATACAAGCTCATTTTGAGTTTGTGGGTTCATGTAACATAAAAGATAGCAATTCAAATCCAAGATATTGTTTAGTAATAGATATAGATACTAAATATTCTCCTAAAGTCACATTGTATAATATAAGTTCAGGGAATATAAAGATTTTCAAAGTAAGTAAACCTATTTTTGAGGATAATAAAATTGATGTTTATGATTTAGTTTATTTAAAATCAATTAAAGAAAAAGCTAAAAGTAAAAAAGTAGATGGAAAATGGATTAGGAGCAATACAGAAACAGAATGGTGGATACAAGAATATTGGAAAATAGAAAATTAAGAATATGACCTCGTATATGCGTTTCTAAGACTTTACATAAGAGTCTGCTTGTGTTTATACATTGATTTCTTAAAATGGCATATACGAAGTTCGTGAAAGGTAGTGATTTCAATACTTATAGATGAACAAAGATATTATAGCTTATTGGAAGAAAAAAAAGACCTAAGTATGAGAATCGATGAATTAAAAGAGGAAAATGCTTTTTTAAAACAAGAAAATGAAGAGTATGAAGAAATTCTTAATGAGTGGGAATGTGTAAGAAAAGAAATTGTAGCAACTTGTAAAAAAAAAGAAATATTAGGTGAAAAACCAAGTGAATTAGAAATGGTTCTTCAAAAAATAGAGGATATATAATGAGTGTAAATAAAATTTATGAGAAAAAAGAATACATTATTATCAAATCAAAATCTGGATATATAGTTTATAATACAAATAAAGAGTTTAAAGAAGGCCACACTCACTTAAAAAGTTATAATGCTGCTAAAACAGCTATAGATTTAGTTATTAAGAGAAGGCTTCCTAAAAGTTATTCTATTTATTTTCTTACAAGTTTGATGAGAATATCTAATGATGTACAATATATAAAACATATAAGCGATATTGTATATATAAGAAATAATAAAGGACTAAAAGAAAAATATATAAATTCTAAAAATATTAAAAAAAACTATTGAGAACATAGAAGGTATATGATATACTATGAATATAACAAGAACATAGAAGGTAAAAAGGAGGTAGTGATTAATATTTGAAATCTTATAAAGAAAAACAGTTTTTAGTATTTGAATTTGAAAATGGGAAGAATGTAAAGTATAATTTGGCAACAGGAGAATACGTTGGTAAATCTGGAAGGATTGTAAAAGATGTGTGTACTCAACTTAGAGGATATAATTTACATGAGGTAATAAATTCTTTTGAAGATGAAAATTATAAGTGTTTTTTAAATTTTGTAGATGAAAGAGTAAATAGAAGTAAGAGTAGCAGAGCTTGGGGAAGGAGGGTTGAAAGAATAAGAAATATAGGAAGTTTTTTAAATGAAATAAATAATTATTCTGAGTATGAACAATTATTCTCAGCAGGATTAAAAAAAATAATTTATCCGATACATTGTGATATTAAGAGTATACCTAAAGGTCTTATTTCTATCTGTAGGAATTATAGTATTACTTTGAGTGACCGATTGATACAAGGGTATAGTAAAAACCCAAATTTGTATAATAATTTATTAAGTTTAGAATTGAATTCAATAAGAAAAACTAATTTAATTTCAATTCTTGATTCTGGTTATGATAGAATGATATTTGATAGATTAATAGACATATATAAATATAAACCTCAATCACTTATAAATTATATAGATAATCTGATGACATATGAAGCATTAAATGGGCTTGAAAGCACTCTAAACGAATTATATGACTATGTTGTTATGATGAGTGTAATAAGTGATAAATATGAAAAATATCCAAGACATTTCTTAACAACTCATAAAATAGCATCTCGAAATTATAATCGTCTTAAAACTCAATTTGAAGAAGAAGTATTTAATAAAAGGATAGACAAGTCACTAGAATATTCATATCAAGATTATAAATTTATATACCCTAAAAATACAAATGAAATTAAAGATGAAGCAGTACAACAAAATAATTGTGTAAGTAGTTATATTCAAAATGTTATAGATGGAAAATGTCATATATTATTTATGAGAAAAAAGGATAATCCAAGTAAAAGTTTAGTAACAATTGAAGTTAGAAATGGCAAAATAGTCCAAGCTAAAGGTAAATATAATAGAGATGTCAATGAAAGAGAGCAAGAAGCAATTGATAAATATAATAATAGAATAGAAAGGATGAAGAAAATATGTTAATAGAAAGAACTAAAATAAGATTAATGAAAGAAATACAAGGTTTTGAGATGTTAAAAATAGGAGATATATTTGTTATTACATCTGTGGGAAATAATGGAGCTATACATTTTAAAACAGATTATGGAATAGGTTTTATGAACTATAGTGAATTTGAAGCATATTTTGAAATTGTTCAACAAAAGAAAAAATATGAATGGGGTGCATGGTCTATAAGAGGAGATTTCTCTGGAGCATATCTATATAGAACAAATGGGAAAAAAGTAGAAGTTAGAAAAGGAAATTTTAAAGCATCAGCTACTTGCCATGATTCAGATGAGTTTGAATTAAATAAAGGTGTTGAGTTATGTCTGGCAAGAATTGAAGTTAAAAAAGCAAATAAACAGGTGAATTTAGTATTAGATAAAATAAATAATAAAGAAATTTAGGAGGTTAGAATGATTTGTAAATTTAAAGAAAGATGTGAAAATAAAAATAGAGATTGCGATTATTGTTGTTATAATCCAAATGCATATTTAGAAGATGCTTTTGAATGGAATGGAGAAGGGAGAAAGCCAACAGACGAAGAGTTAGATGATGCTCTTGAAGAATAAATAAGTATTTAAAATTATCATTTTAATATAACCAGGAGGTATTTATGGAAGGGATAATAAATAGACCTGTATTTGATTTAAATACATTTTTCACTGGAAGTGCAATAAGTTATGGTTACAGAGGAAATAGTAAACACAACGCATTAATATCTAGTATAACACCATTTCAAATAGATGTGGCCTATATCAGCGGAAATAAAGTAGAAAGTGATATTATAAGTCTTCATCATGTTTTAGATGGACAAATAGAAATAGAGTTATTAAAATTTTAAGTGAATTTAAAGAAAAGAGGTATATATGAGGTGGAAAAACATATTAGTAACAGGAGCTTTAATAGTTGGTAGTACAATACATGTATTTGCTAATACAGAAGATGTTGTTAATAATAATATAAATAAAGAACTTATAGCAGATACAGCAAGGAATATTAATTTAATGTATAAAAAAGAATGGGAGCAATATAAAAATACTAAAGAATATAAACTAGAAATTAAAAGAATTAATTTAGAAAAAGAATTAGAAATAAAAATAGAAAAACTAATTCCTATGACATGGAAAGTAAGTTATTACACTTCTTTAAATTGTGAGAATAGTAGATATGGAGCTGTTACAGCAACAGGAGAAAAATTAAGATATGGATTTGTAGCTAATAATCATCTTAAGTTTGGAACTAAAATATTAGTTGATGGAAATTTAAAGGTAGTTAAAGATAGAGGTTCTAATAAATATTTTGGAAACTCTAATGCAATAGATGTATTTGTGCCAAGAATAAAAGGGGAGAGTGATTATAAATATTATAAGAGAGTAAACAACATGGGAAGACATTATAAAGAAGGATATATTATAGTTGAAGGTTAGGAGTTGATAAATTGAAAGTAAATGGAATAAAAATACCAGGAATTATTGATGTATCAAATGTGTGTGTTTATGGAATTAAAGAAAGTATAATTTCGAGTGGTTATCCTATGCAGCAACAGATTAAAGATATGAGAGAAGTAAATATTTCAGAAAAAGATTTACAACGAGCATGTCAATTAGGCAAATCAAAACAAGGTTCAGGCCATGATTGCTTCTCTAAAGGAATTATTGTTCAAATGGATTTGCAATGGTCAGAATATATGTGGAGACAGTGGGATAGATATCATCATAATGACTATGTATCTAGTCAAAGTAAAATGCACAGATTAACCAAATTTAATATTGATGATATGTGTAATAAGTATGTTGTTAAAAATACAATAAATTTCCTGAATGAATTGATTTACGATTATAATAATTTTCAGGAATTAAAATTAACCGCATCTGATGAAGTCACTCTTAGAAATGGAGAAAATATTAGAGCCACAAAGGAAACTCTTTGGAAAATTATAATATCAAATTGCCCATCAGGATTAATGTTAACTGCAAGAGTTACATTAAATTATCTACAAATAAAATCTATGATAAATCAAAGAGAAAATCATAAAATGGAAGAATGGAGAATTCTGTGTGACTTTTTTAAAACACTACCAAAATATAAAGAATTAATGATGTAATAGTTTTGTTAGCAATTAAATTTTAAATATAAAGGAGAAGTGGGTATGGCAGAAAAAAGAATAAATTATAATCAAGTATTTGTATCAGGAGAAGTTTTAGACATTTTAAATATAGCTAGAATGAATCAAGGAACTGGCCAAGAAGCTATAAGATTTACCTTAAAGGTTGAAACAGCACCAAACGAATCAGTAAATGTAGATTACTTTACATCAATGTTTAAGTCAGATGGTTCACCAAATCAAATGTTTTTAGGAATAGAGACAATAGCTAATGAAATAAAAACTAGAGCAGAAGATGGAAAAGGTGATATTGTTAGATGTGTTTGTTCATTAGACAATAACTTATATTATAAAGATGGTGAAAAGAAAGAGCGATTCCAAATATCAGGAACTTTTTGCAATAGAGAAAAATATGATGACAAAGGTAATCCTATTGATGACAAAGGCGAAGTAGTAAAGTCAATAAAAGCGAGTCAGGTCTGGAGAGTATATACATTAATTGAAAATATAGAAGAAAAAGAAGATGATTTAGGTAAGTATTTAGAGATTAAGGGTTTAATTAATAAATATGGTAAGCAAGGTTGTAATATGACATTTAGAATACATAATGAAGATATGATAGAAGGATTTAAAAGTTTATATAAAATAGGAGATGTTGGCCTTCTTGAAGGTACAGTAAAATCTATGGTTGTTAGTAAATCAGCAGGATTTGGTTCAAGAATTAAAAAAAGTGCTTTTACATTTTTAGAAATAGAAGGTGGCGATGAACCTTTGAAAGATGGAGACAAAATATTTAGTGATAAAAATTATCCTTTCACAGATAAGAATATAGAGGCAATGAGAGAAAAAATAAAAGAAAAAGATGAAAAAGAAAAACAAAGAGATGTTGATAAAAATGGTAAGACAATTGAGATAAGTGATGATGATGTACCATTTTAAATTATAAATTAAATAATCTATTAAAAAGGAGAGATGTGAATGGAAGTTAAAGAAAAAACAATGAATGATGGTTTCAAGAAAGTGGTAAATGAGGAAATAAAGACGTATATATCAAATTTATATTCAGATAGAATAGACGGATTAAAAGAGAGTGATAGTCAAATTGAGATAACAAAAGCTTAATAGCCTTTCATTTAGATATAGAATCGATTCCAAAGGATAATACAAACCCATTTTTCAGGTCTAAATATGCAAACCTTGATACAATTCTTAAAGCAGTAAATCCATTATTAGCAAAACATGATTTAATACTAATGCAATCAGCAGAAGATGCAGGTAATGATAAAGTATATATAAAAACTAAACTAAAGCATTCATCAGGCGAATACATAGAGTCAAATTCTGCACCATTTAAACCAGCTAAAACTAATGATATACAAGCTAGAGGAGCATTGGAAACTTATTTGAGAAGATATGCAGTTCAATCAGTATTAGCATTATCATTCGAGGAAGACGATGATGGAAATTCTTTAACAAACAAATCAAAGGGTAAATCAGAGGAAGAAAATTCAACTATTAAGAAAAGTAGAGTGTAAATAAAATTGCTACCTCTTAAATGAGGTAGCAATAAATACATAACATAAGGAGGGGAAATCTTGAATTGTAAGTGTAGGTTTTGTAAAAAGAAATTAAATACAAATGATGCTTATAAAGTAGAGCATATTACATCTGGGGGAAATAAGCAGAATAGATATTATTGCAATGAACAGGAATATAGAAAAGAGCAACAGGATATATATTTCTGGAAACAATGTCAACTTGGAATAGATTATATTATGGGATATACAGTTATAAATAATCAAAAAAATAAGATGTTACAAGAGATAATAAAAGGTGGTTATACGAGAGAAGAATTATATGATTGCATCATTGAGAAGAAAGATGAAGTTATAGAATTACTTAACTATAGAAAAGATATAGAAGAAGAATATCCTAAATTATGTTATGTGTTTACAATATTGAAAGGAAGTATTAGAGATATAACAATTAAAAACAAGCAAATGAAATATGAAAAAGAAAATGAAAGGATATACAAAGAAGTAGAGAAAAGTGAAGAATATTATGAAATAATTGCTCCTAAAAAAGTAATTTATAATAAAAGACAAAGTTTATTTGACAAAGTGAAAGGAGTGTATCAAGACGAGTAGTTATGAAAAAATAATAGAGGATAGGGGTATTATAGAAACATTGGTTTTAGGCACAATGTTAAAATCATTAACTCTTTTTAGTGAATATAAAATTAGCGAAAGTGACTTTATAATAGATAAGGTAAAATTCTTTTTCTCGTTAGGAAGAATAATGTCTAAAACACATAACGAGCTTGATGAAATAAGTGTAGCTAAATTTGTATCTTCAAATAAACTCAAATCTGAATATGAAAGATATGGTGGTTGGAATAGCTTATCATCTGCTATGGAGTATGGAAAAGAAACTAATATAGCAGCATATATTGATGATTTAG